AAGTATAGAAAAAGATTGGAAAACTTGTTTGAAGAAAATCAAAGAAGGTCAAAAAGAATTAAAGAAAATCAACAATGAAATTGACGCAGTTCTTGCACCAGTCTGATATAATCGAAGGATTGGCTATCAGAGTAAAGAACAGATATCCAGAAAAGGGTATGTGCGAGTTCATTGCTAAAGATTTGGTCAAAGAACTAAAAAGTCGCGGTATAAATGCCAAACATGTGGAAGGAAATTTTACATTGGACGAGCCAGCAGCATATCAATTCATTAGTCCATTGGACGAAATAAATGATGAATATACAATAGATCATGATTGGGTGGAAGTAGAAGGTGTGATTGTTGATGCATCAGCTTCACAGTTTAGAAAATATGTGTATGATGAAATACCAGACATTGTAATGGCAAATTATACACATCCGTTATATACCAAATACGAACCACAAAATTATGTCTAGTACGACCAAGAATATCAAAGATGTAATTCGAGAAGAGTATATAAAGTGTGCCAAAGATCCTATATACTTCATGAAGAAGTATGTGAAGATTCAACATCCTATTCGCGGTACACTGCCATTTCTTACTTATCCATTTCAAGACAAAACTTTGTCTGACTTGATCAAGTATGATCAAAACATTATTCTAAAAAGTCGTCAGATGGGTATTACTACACTAGTTGCTGGATATTCATTATGGCTCATGGTGTTTCATGAAAACAAAGAAATCATTTGTTTGAGCATAACACAGGAAACATCCAAGGCAATTGTAACCAAAGTTCGTTTTGCAAATGACAATCTACCAAGTTGGTTGAAACTGCGAGAATCAGAAGACAATCGACTGTCATTGAAACTATCCAACGGCTCCAAGATTGTTGCTATTTCATCAGCCGGTACAGCCGGTCGTTCAGGTGCCGCATCTTTGCTGATCATTGACGAAGCTGCGTTCATTGACAATATCGACGAAATATGGTTGTCTTCACAATATACATTGGCTACTGGTGGTAAAGCGGTTGTGTTGTCTACGCCAAATGGTGTGGGTAATTGGTTTCACAAAATGTGGACAGAAAGCGAATCTGGTCTAAACAACATGAATCGCATCAGCTTACCTTGGAATCATCATCCAGAACGCGATCAAAAATGGCGTGATGATCAAACAAAGTTGTCTGGTGAAAAAGGTGCGGCACAAGAATGTGATTGCGAATTTAGCACATCAGGTAATACCGTTATTGATATTCCACTAATAGAATGGTATGAAAAAAATCATGCAATTGATCCAACAGAAAAGCGCGGACATGACAAAGGATTGTGGATATACAAATATCCAGAAGCTGGTAAAAGTTATATGATAAGTGCCGACGTTGGTCGAGGAGATGCCGCCGACTTTAGTGCGTGTCAAGTGTTGGAAATAGAAACAATGGAACAAGTAGCGGAATATAAAGGAAAAATACCCACAAGTGATTATGCTCGATTGCTCATGACAATTGCAACTGAATATAATCAAGCATTGCTTGTTATAGAAAATGCCAATGTAGGATGGGCAGTTATACAAGTTGTATTAGACAGCAACTATCCAAATCTATTTTATAGTTCATCAGATTTACAATATGTAGATATAGAATCTCAAGCCACAAACAAGATAAATGCTGAAGAACGCAAGATGACACCGGGCTTTACCACATCCAACAAGTCCAGACCGCTTCTAATATCCAAACTTGAAAGTTATATTCGCAACAAAGAAGTAATCATACACAGCAAGCGATTGTTGGAAGAACTGAATGTATTCATCTGGAAAAACACCGGTGGATCATCTGCCAAGGCAGAAGCCATGACTGGTTACAATGATGACCTTGTATTGTCAATGGCTATTGGACTATGGATCAGAGATGTAGCATTGCGATTGAGAAAAGAAGCAGATGAATCTACTCGTCTTATAATATCAAAGATAGGTTCTACTTCAAGCGAACAGATAAAAAATAACATGGTGGCATTGCATAAATCTGGTAATAATCCTTATGGAGTTTACAGCAATCCTTGGAAAATGAGTATTGGTGGTCCAAGTGGTGTGGGTGGTCAAAGTAAAACAGAAGACCTAACATGGCTGCTGTGATGATATATCTTATAAAAATATCATGAGTATATATTTATAGAATAGACGCTCATATATATACATACTTATGGCAGAACAAAAAGATATATTCACAAGACTAAAGAAGATGTTCTCAACGGACGTGCTCGTGCGTCATGTTGGTGGAAAAAAGATAAAAGTTATAGACACAGATGAAATTCAATACGCAACAGACAGAAATAGTTTGCGTGATCGTTTCAATAGATTAAGAAGTAGTACATACAATTTGCATAATCGCGATATGTCTATGGCATATCAAGCAAGTCGTTTAGAATTGTTTAGAGATTATGATGTGATGGACATGGACCCAATCATTGCATCTGCATTGGATATTTACTCAGATGAATGTCTTGTACCAAGTGAGTTTGGTAATGTTCTTACAATTCGCTCAAAGAATGAAAACATCAAAAAGATTCTCAACAATTTGTTTTATGATATTTTAAATGTTGAGTTCAATATGTGGAGTTGGACTCGCAACATGTGTAAATATGGTGATTTTTTCTTGAGATTGGAAATATCACCAGAATATGGCATTCACTTGGTGCATCCAATCAGTCCATATGAATTGACTCGTATTGAAGGTAGTGATCCAAAAAATCTTAACTATGTCAAATATCAGCATGATGGTATGGGCGGTGGCATGGAATATGAAAACTTTGAAATTGCTCATTTTAGATTGTTGAGCGACAGCAATTTCTTACCATATGGCAAGAGCATGATTGAGCCAGCACGTCGTGTATGGAAGCAATTGAGTCTCATGGAAGATGCCATGTTGATTCATCGTATCATGCGTGCACCGGAAAAGCGTATGTTCTATATTGATGTTGGTAATATTGCACCAAATGAAGTTGATGCAGCCATGCAAAAGATTATAGGACAAGTAAAAAAAGTTCCATATATTGATGAAAAGACTGGTGATTATAATCTTCGTTTCAATCTAAACAACATGGTTGAGGATTTTTATCTACCAGTTCGTGGTGGGGATAGTGGCACAAAGATTGATACATTACCTGGTATGGAATTTACTGGTATTGATGACTTGGAATATGTTCGTAATAAAATGATGGCAGCACTCAAGATTCCAAAAGCATTCTTGGGTTATGATGAAAGTATTTCTGGCAAGGCTACATTGGCAGCAGAAGATGTTCGTTTTGCTCGTACCATTGGGCGTATTCAACGCATTCTTGTTTCTGAACTGACCAAGATTGCTATTGTTCATTTGTATGTACAAGGATATCAAGATGCGTCGTTGGTTGATTTTGAATTGGAACTGAGCAATCCTTCCACCATCTTTGAACAAGAAAAGTTGGAAATTTGGCAGAATAAAGTGAATCTTGCTTCTGATATGATGGAAAGCAACATGTTCAGCAAAAAATGGTTGTATAATACTATATTTAATATTTCTGGCGATGATGTTGAAGATCTGCAACAAGAAGTCATAAAAGACAAAAAAGAGGCTTGGAGAATTCAACAGATTACTGATGAAGGAAGCGATCCATCTTTGACCACCGGTGGCGGCGAGTCTGGTGAAGGTGGTGGAGGTGGTGGAGGTGGTGGAGATTCTGGCGGTCTACCAGACCTTGGTGGCGGTGGAGACTCTGGTGGCGATGACGCCGGTGGTGAAGAATCCGGTGGCTTGCCTCCACTGGAAGAAGAAAAGAACGCAGATGAACCAATTCTGGATGAAGAAACTCGCAAAGAGCGCGAACGAGGAATTCGCCCAAGTCAAGAAGGAAAAAAAGAAGAATATAGTGACACATTCACAAAAACACGCGGCGAAGATATTCTTGGCAACGGACAAAACAAAGAAAAGTCCAAGTCTGATCGCAGAACAACTCATATATACAGAGGTTCCCCGTTGGGTAGCATGGACGAAGATCTTAAAAGTATAAAAAAGTCTTTGATGGACAAGTATAATAATAAAAAAAAGAAAATAATAGCCGAAGAAAAATCTATTATGGATGAGTCTAATATAATTGATGATGATAAACCTCTCTAAAATATGAGTTTTTATCACCCACACACATATTTATAAATAATAAAACCGTATGAAGAAGCTGAAACACTCTAAGTATAAGAATGCTGGAATACTATTTGAACTGTTGGTACGTCAAGTAACCGCCGACATTCTAAATGGTCAGGAGGATTCAAAAGCTAATGCAATATTGCGTGATTATTTTTCAGAATCTACTGAACTTGGTAGAGAAAATAGATTATATCGTATTATAATGGAAGATAAGACCAAGGATCAAACTTCTGCTGATAGACTACTTGAGCAAATTATTCGCACCAGAACAAAGTTGGATGAACGTGCATTAAATTTACAAAAGTATAATTTGATCAAAGAAATTCGTGAAAACTATCCATTGGATGATTTTCTCAAAGGCAGTATTTCAAACTATAAATTGCTTGCGAGTATTTATAAAGTATTTGAAGAAAGTGTAAATTCAGTTGATTGTGATCCTCGTGAAATTTTCAAAGCTCGTACATGTATTGTAGAAAGTATTGCTGCACCAAAAACACCAACTCGTTTGGTTAGTGAAGATGAAAAGAAAGATTTGGTCAAAGTATATCAGCAACAAAATGAAGATGTTCGTTTGCTTGCTTATAAATTGCTTGTTGATTCATTCAATGAAAAATATAAAGGATTGGATGAAAAGCAAAAAATTCTTATTCGCGAATATATCAATAATATCAGCAACACAAACTCGTTGCGTCAATATATCAATAATGAAGTTCCGATTGTTCGCAAAGAAATCAATGAACTCAAATCATATGTGAACAATGATGTTGTTCGCATCAAATTGGATGAAACATTGAATCAATTGGACAAGATATCCAAGGGTACCTTGGTCAAAGAAAATCAAATCATGGCTCTAATGTTGAGTTATGAGCTTGTAAAAGAACTTAAAAACCTAAAATAAAATTATGAAAAAATCAGAACTAAAACAACTAATCAGAGAATCTATCGACGATGTTAAATTGGAAGCTAAAGCCAAGACTTCTACATCCGGTGAGACATACACATTCAATCAATTGAACAAATTGATGAACGCAGACAAGATCGTTGTATTTATTCAGCCCACACGAGGCCAAAAACTCATACAGATTCCGAACGATGTAGGATTTTTCATGTCCGAAAATGATGACGGAGAAAACACTGTTCATGCGGGCGATTTTGGGAACACAATGTATGAATTTGATGTCGATTTTGAAGAAGTTTATGTCGCCAAAGCAGTAAAAATAAAATAAAAATATGACAAAATCACAACTAAAACAACTAATCAGAGAAACAATAAATGAAGCCACACAACCACAAAAGGTTGTTGGAAAATATATTTATTTTGTTGATTCTAAAGAGTTGTATAGTATGAATCCATATAAACTTGTTGCAAATCGTTGTGACATATCAGTAGCAAATAATTGGACAAAAGCAACAGTGATGCAAGGAGAAGATGTTAGAGATATGGGAATCGACAGCGTTACAGACATATCAGCTTGGTATATTGTAAACAATGCTCCATCAGATCATGCATATACTGCATATATTGGAAAATAAAATATGAAAGACGCCAAAAAAATCATCCGTGAATTAGTTGAAGAAGTCATTGAAGAAATGACATCAACGGGTGCTGTTGCTGGTTATCAAACACCAGCAGCATTTCGTGGTCACAAAAGCAAAAAGAAATCTGCTGAACGTAGTATGCCGGGTGGCAAAGTTGTGGGCAAAGAAGACACAGATGATACAACAGTTGGTGAAGGTGAAACACTAACATTGCGTCGTGATATTGGTATTATGGAAGGTCGCAGTCGCTATCGTAATTTTAAAGACAGTGACATGATGAAAAATCATGCCAAAATTTCATATGGCATCAATCAAGCAAAAAAAATGCTTGGTGAAGTTGAATATCTATTAAACATCTGTGAACGTCTCAAGACCGAAGCAGATGTTCCAGCCACAAGTTTGTGGGCACGTACTCAACCAGACATGAAAGAAATTCATGGTCGATTGAAGGAAATTGCCAAACGAATCAACAGAATGGGAAAAAAATAAAATTTATGAATCTAACAGACATTGCCAAGAAGATTATCAAAGAAGACACATGGAACAACAATCCATCTGCCGCTGGTGCTATGTCAACAGGTCGTGCACCAAACGCAGTCACACCACCTGCTACACCAAATGCCAAAATGATTGATATTTCTAATCAGTTTAAGAATTTCAAGACATCATTGGAAACTCAAGAAGATGCTGCTGTAAAGAAACTGGCTGATGAACTAAAGAAATCATTTCTAAAAAAGAATGTGGTTATAAAAGCATCCAAAGGCAGTGTTGGTCAAATTGAAAAAGAATATAACGTTTCTGTCAATAACATTGATGTTCGTTATATGAAAGACAAATATTATATTGTATTCATTGGAAAAGAAGGCAATGAATCAGAAAATGAATATTATTTGGATGATTCACAAATACAAGTAAATGATGCTCCTCAAGCAAAATCACAAGCTCCAGCAAGTTTGACTCGTGGTCAAGTTGGTGGTATTCAATATCCACAAACCATGGGTATTGCTTCTAAACGAAACATTATACAAAGTAAATAATATGAGCAAACAACTATTAGTAGATTTTATACCATTTGATATTACTCCGCAGATGCTTACAGAAGCAAAAGCAAATACTGGTGGTCCATTGGTTCTCAAAGGTCCATTACAAAAAGCCGGTGAAAAGAATCATAATGGTCGTGTATATCCACGCGAAGTATTAGAGCGTGAAGTTGAAAAATATCAACAAATCATCAAAGAACGTCGTGCTTTGGGTGAACTTGATCATCCAGAATCCAGTGTGATAAATTTAAAGAATGTGTGTCACAATGTTACAGAATGTCACTGGGAAGGTGATACTGTGGTTGGTACAATTGAAATTTTAACAACACCAAGTGGCAATATTGCAAGAGATTTGATTAAAAATAATATTCGTATTGGTATTAGCAGTCGCGGTTTGGGAAGTGTTCGCAATGTGAATGAAAATACTGTTGAAGTACAAGATGACTTTGAACTATTGTGTTTTGACCTTGTATCTTCACCAAGCACACGTGGTGCTTATATGAATCTTGCCGAAGGCATAAATCGTGAAAAACAATTGATTGGCGGCAATCAAGATCGCAAAGACATCAACAAATATTTAAAAATTGAAAATATCATTCGTGATATATTATCAGAAACCCGCTAAAAAATTATGAACGAAGCAACAATACCAAACGAAACAGAAATCAAGAAAATTGTGCAATATCTTGCTAGAGAAGCCACCAAGTACCAAGATATTATTGGTCTTGATGCTGCACACGACATTGATATTTCTGGACTACAATCTGCAATTGAAGATTCCAACAACAAGAAGATTCTAAATTTTTGGAACAAGTTGAGCAGCAAGCAGAAGAACGAAATACATGATATGGTGTCAACATATTTGTATAATAAAGCACTGAAAGCAGACCCAGATTATTATGGTGACGACCAACCAACTCCAGTAAATTACAAACTTTCATCAAAAACGGCAACTCCAACCAAGGCTCCTGCTGGTGGTAATGAAGCCAAGTTGATAAAATCTCTTGCAAAAAAAGCAGAAGATTGGATGAACTATGTTGATGTAGATTCTCCAGAAAACATATCTTATGATGATTTCGAGGAATTTGTCATAAACGATCCAAAAAACAAAAAGCTTCAAGCATTTTGGAATTCAATGGGAAACAAAAAACAAGAAGATTTGTTCTATAAAGTCGTTGATGTTTTGGAAAAAAAATATGGCGATGGCGATGACATGTATGAGGGTCGCAATCTTTCCAACATCGCAAAGAAGATGATCAAAGAAAATAAATCAACACCTCTTATGCTAAATGGCAAAGAAGTTGATGAAAAATCAATTGAAATTGACGGAGTTGATCGTAGAGATTATCCAGATTTTTCTGATGCTTATATCTCTGCTGCAAATTATATGGATGGTACACCACTCAGCGATAAAGAAATTGAAGAGTTGGATGCTCAAAATAATGAATTGGTTCATGAAAAAATTCAAGACGATCAATTGTATATGCAAGAAGGTGAAGAAGAAAAACTTGGCAGTTCTGCATATGACAAAGAAGACAAAGAAGAAAGAGGACAATACTCCAACAGACCAAAGATGGCTGGTATTACATTCTTCAATGTTCCGTCTGGTAAAGAATCAATTGCTACACAATATGGTTTGACTCAATTCAAGAGTGGCAAATGGGGAATCAAACATAAAATTGGTAGAGACTATACTGGTGCAGTTTCTGCGGCTGAAAAAATACTTGGAAAAGGTCGTTATTGGGAGCCAAGGAACTAATTTTTATACCACCGCATATATATTTATAACAATATGAGCAACAAAATCACAAATCCATTTCTAAAACAACTTATCTCTGGTATATCTCAAAAAGCTACTCAAGGTCGTATAACAGGCGTTGATTGGAATATTCTTGAAGAAGCCAAGAAAAATAAAAAAGTTGCAAAGAAAACTTTGAAAAAAGAAAGTGATGAAAAAAAACCATCACAACAACCAGAAGACAGATATGAATGGGAAAATGATCCATATCATTCAAGACAATTTGAAAAGTCTGATGTGTCTTGGAGAGAATATGACAAGAAAATGAATCCTGAAAGCTATCGTGTAAAAGAAGCAGATGAAAAAAAGAATCCAGCAGATGATGCTGGTGAAGAAGATGCTGGCGGATTACCACCACTAGGAGGCAAAGATGAAGCACCAACCAATGAACCAAAAGCAAAAGCGGGTGGTAAAGATGCAGGTGCTGATGCACCGCCCGATGGTGGCAAAGAAGACGCTGGTGATGATGCACCCGCAGGACTTGATGGAGAAGAAGGTGGTACAGAAGAAGATTCTGAAGAAGCGCAGGCTGACGCTGCTGAAGCAAAAGCAGAACTAGAAAAAGCCAAGGCTGAAAAAGATAAAGCCGAAAAAGAAATCAAAAAACATTCTTATATAAAACTTGGTTCCAATTCTGGTACACAATTTCTATTAGGAAAGATTTTGGATCATGCGTTCAAGACCAATACAATTGATGCACTGGCCGGTGAAATGGTACAAAAACTAAAAATCACCACTCCAGAAGACATTAATGCATTCAGTGAAGAAACTGCATCATACAGAGTAATTCCAGGTTTTCCAGAACTGTTGTCTTCTATGAAAACAATGGCAACCAAACAACCAGAAGAAACTGAAGAAGAACCATCAGCTTAATAATTTTTATGAAAATACTTAAACTAAGACCTCTGATTGAAGGTATTGACCAACCAACCGTTGAGCAAAAAAAACAATGGACATCTGAAGAAAAGAAGTCGGCGTTGGAAAATATTGGACTATATAATGAATATGGTCGCCATCTTTATCGTGAACATAATCTAATGGAAATTTCACACAAGCTGTCTGAAATTACAAAGATAGCAGAAGAACTTGCTTTACATGAAACCGGAAAAGTATCAGAAGGAGATCAATCTTGGTTTGATGAACAAACAGTCAAAAAGAATTTTGCAGGTCTTCGTAAGATTAGCGAAGAATTCAGCAAAATAACCAAAGAAGCTCATACATTGCAACAACGTATGGAAGCATTGTATGAAGACGGTGCACACATTGTTGAACGCTATTATGAGGTCAAAGATTTGAACGAAGGTTCTGGACCAGCAATCAGCAAGATTCGTTAAAAAAGTAAATAATATTATATATTTTTACGTTTTTTGTAAGTGTGTATATATTTATTTATTATAAAATGCACTATTATTTAGTGCGAGACAGTTAAAAATTTCATTTGAAACTCTAATAGTTTCATCAACCAAAAAGGATAAAACTATTATGTCAGATCTATTAAAACAAGCAATTGCCGACGCCAAAGCCGTTCGTGCCACTGCTCTATCAAACGCAAAAGCTGCTCTCGAAGAGCACTTTGCTCCAAAACTACAAAGCATGTTGTCTGAAAAACTGCGTGCCGAGATGGAAGGCGAAGAAGAAGTCGCACCAGCACCAGCACCAGCCCCAGAAGCACCAGCACCAGAAGCTGAATTGCCAATGGACGATATGGGTGGTGGCGAAGAAATGGCTGCACCAGAAGCTCCATTGCCAACCGATGATATGGGTGGCGAAGCTGCTCCAGCACCAGAATCTCCATTGCCAACCGATGATATGGGTGGCGAAGATGAGCTGTCTGAACTAAATATTGAAGATGACACTGGATATATGACCGAAGGCGAAAAAGCTTCTGGTGATTACAAAAAGACCACCAAGGGTCACAACACAGAAGATCCAGGTAAGAAGATGGTAAAGTCGGTTGGAGCCGCAATCGGCGGAACCAAAGGTTCTCTACCAGCCGCCAAGAAACACGAAAAAGCGTCGTCGGACTATACCAAGACCACAACTGGTCACAAGACCGATGACCCACAAGGTCAAGGAAATGAAGTATCCAACGGCGGATATGACAATGACACAACAGCCTTGAAAGAAAACGAAGAGGTTGATGAAGCTTCTTTGGATGAAAT